ACAAATTGATAAGCAAAGAAGAATTAAACGTTGAAATCAATAAGGTAATTAAGAACAAACAAAGGAGGGGCAGAAATGAACTATTGTGTAACGGTTGATGTAACTATGACGGGCGACGTTGTAATTGCCGCAACTTCAAAGGAACAAGCGGAAAACATCATAAGAAATAAAACTTTTATTCCGCAAGATTTAAGAAATTTTTATCATTTACAAAACAAAATAATCGAATGTAACAAACAAGAAGAACAAGAAGAAGAATAAAGAAAAGGTGGTAACTAAAATGGCAGTACAAACAATTTCAAAAGATGACGTTAAAACGAATCGCCACGAATATATTGGCGGTTCAGACATCGCGGTCATTATGGGAATGTCCCGTTGGAAAACCCCGTTAAAACTTTGGGCAGAAAAAACGCAAAAACTTCCTATGCCCGACTTGTCAAACGTTGAAGCAGTGCAACTCGGTGTTGAACTTGAACAATTTGTCGCAGACAAATTTGCAGCGATGACAGGCAAAGCAGTTAGAAGAAGTCCGAAAGTTTATCAGCACAAAGAATTTCCGTATATGGTCGCACACATTGACCGTCTTGTTACAGGAACAGACGAACTACTTGAATGCAAAACGTGTTCTTTCTTTAAGAAAGACGAATGGGACGGCGAAGACATCCCCCAAGAATACATTTTGCAAGTTATGTGGTATTTGGGAATTACAGGCCGTAAGGTCGGTTATATTGCCGTCCTTATAGGCGGTCAATCTTTCAAATATAAACGCATTGAATTCGACCAAGAGTTATTTGAAACAATGGTTGACGCAGCAAAAGAATTTTGGGCTTGTGTTAAAAATGACACCCCGCCCGCCATTGTTGCAGACGACGACGAAACTTTAAAAGAACTTTGGTATGAGCATTCAGAAAAATACATTGAACTATATCCGACAGACGAAAGAACGACGGAAGCGGTCAATGCTCACGAAGAAAAAATTGCATATTTGCAAGAATTAAAAGCACATATCAAGTCTTTACAAGACGAACAAAAAGAAATCGAAGCACACTTAAAAGACTTAATTAAGGACAATGAGGGCATTGAATCGCCAAAATACATTGTTACTTGGAAAATGCAAAAAAGCAGCCGTTTCGATTCAAAACTATTCAAGCAAGAACATCCCGAACTTGCGGAACAATACACAATCGAAACAACATCAAGAGTTTTAAGAATCACAAACAATAAAAAAATGGAGGTGGCATAATGAACGATATAGAAAAACTTTTTTATGACACTTTTCAAATTGAAATAAAAGAAAAAGGGTATTGTGGCAAAGGGTATTGCAACAGAAAACCCGTAGCAATAAAGTTTGATTTTTGCCAAACTTGTAGAAAATGCGAAAACGGACATTTCTATATTTTACCCGAATTTACAGACCACAGATTATTGAAACTCATATGTGTTATGACAAACATTTATGGTGTTTTTCCAAGCATTAACAAAGGCGAAGAATTAACTTTTTCCGATTTAAAAAACGAAATTTTAAGACTTGTTATAAATGCTTATAAAATTTTGGACGCTAATTGGAAACCAAAAATGTTTGAAGAAGTAAGAAAAATTATGGAGGTGGCATAATGCAGAACGCAGCAGTTTTGGAACTTAAAAAGAAAGCACTTGAAAACCGTTCAAAGTCAAAACCGATTGAAGAACTTATACAAAAGTCGGTCAATGAACTTGGCAAAGCACTTCCAAGCCATTTGTCCGCAGAAAGACTTGTAAGAATCGCATTGACGACAATTCGTTTGAATCCGAGTTTGGCAGATTGCACAAAAGAAAGTTTTTTGGGTGCATTGTTTCAATCCGCACAATTAGGACTTGAACCGAACGTTGAGGGACAAGCATACATCATTGCTTATAACAATTCAAGAAACGTCAATGGCAAGTGGGTAAAAGTCAAAGAAGCACAATTTCAAATAGGTTATAAAGGTTATATTGACTTATTTTACAGACACGGCAACTCCGTTTCTATTGATATGCACACGGTTTATGAAAATGACATTTTCGAATATGAATACGGAACAGACGCAAAATTAAAACACATTCCCGTATTAAAAGACAGGGGGCAAGTAATCGCTTATTATGCCGTTGCGAAAATGAAAAACGGCGGAAGTCTTTTTAAGGTTATGCCAAAAGACGAATGTATATTGCACGGTCAAACGCATTCAAAATGTTTTGACGCAAAGACAGGAACTTTTGACAAAAATTCACCTTGGTACAAAGACCCCGACGCAATGTGCAAGAAAACCGTTTTAATTCAACTTGTGAAATTATTGCCAAAGTCTATTGAACTTCAAAAGGCACTTGCAATGGATAACACAACAAAAGTTACTGTAAGACCCGATATGTTTGAAGCACAAGACGTAACAAATTGGGAAGATGAAAAAGACATTACTGTCGAGTTACCACCGACAGAGGAAGACTAGGGGCTTTTTGCCCCTTATCTTCCAACTGATAAGAAAGGACAAACAATGAACGAATTTAAACTACTAGGACGTGTCGGAAAAATCGACATCAACTACAAAGATAACGGAACTTGTTACACCCAAGTTTCAATCGGAATTCCGAACGGCAAAAAAAACGATGACGGCAAAAAGTTATATGACAACTTTTTCGTAACGTTCTTCAATACCAAAACCGCACCGACGGCAGAAAACATTGCCGAGGATGTAAAAGAGGGGGACTACATAAGGGTAAATGGAAAATTGACCGACAATGTTTACACCCCGAAAGACGCGGACAAACCAAAACATTCGCTTCAACTTATCGGGTGGGGTTATTGCAAAGTTGTTTTTGATGAGCAGCAAAAGAAATACGTTGATGTGAAGAAAGAAGCGGAAAATGACGCAGCAAAAGAACCCGAACCAAGCGAAGAAGATATACCGTTCTAATTATAACATCCCGCACTATGAACATTGGACAATTTCGGCAATAGATTGTTTTAAAAGGGGTTGTGTATGTCAAGGTTGTTTTTATGATGATTTTTTCAGATTCAAACCCGATAAATGCAAAATGAAACAAGTTGTTATTGAACTTGTCCGCACGTTGGGACTTCCCGACGAATCGCAAGCACAAACAGAAGAGGAACTATGAGTAAAGACCCAGCATTTTTATTTTATTCAGCAGACTTTCAAATCGGCACGGAGGATATGACCGACGCACAAGTTGGCAAGTATATTCGTTTGATGTGCAGACAACATCTTAAAGGACACATAACGGAAGAACATATGTTAAAGATATGTGGAACATATGATAAAGACATCTATTCAAAATTTGTTCAAGATGAAGACGGTTCGTTTTATAACGAACGTCTTGAAGAAGAAATTGTAAGACGCAAAAAGTATTCACAAAGTCGTGCGGCAAACAGAAGCGGAAAAGCAAAAGAACCAAAGAAACCAAAAGTAAAAAGAAAACCAAAGTATGCTTCAATACCCGATTGTGATTTTGTTTGTCTTACAGAAAATGAAATCGGAAAAGTAAAAGAAAAATGGGGCGATAAAAAAGCACTCAAAATGTTTGAACTTCTTGACGATTGGCTTGGCAAGTGTACGGAGTTGGCAATCAAGGCACGGAACAAAGACCATTACGGTTATTTCAGAAAAGACGGTTGGCTTTCAAACCGTGCGGAAGAAGAATTGAGCAAAACAAACCGTAAGAGTATAGCAGAAATACTTGCAGAAAGAGAACAGGAAAATGGATAAAGGCGAATTTCTATCAAAACTTGAAAGATTATACCCAAGCAGATTCAATGTTAAAAATGAAGAAATAAGGGCAGAAATTATAAGAGAATATGCGGACGCACTTACGACACCGTATAGGGTTGACTTTGACGCGTTGTGGTCTATCATTCGGGACGAATACGACTATGCAACAACCCCGTCAACAAGTTATCTTAAAAAACATTTGCCGCACTGTCGTTTGTATGAAAGAGAAATTACCGACTTGGAAAATGCAAAGTCTGTATGGGTTAAGTTCCCGTGGTTATTTCCAAACGTTGCATATGACTTTGTTGTTGAAAAACACCAAACAGAAAAACACGTTCTCTTAGATAAATTGCCGAATAATTGGCATTGGAATTCGACACTTAACAAACCCGAACGTGATGAGGTTTAAAGGGGGAATTATGGAACAGTTAAATTTATTCAATCAACTTAAAGGAAAATCGCAAGCAGACAAAGTCTTGTGGTTTTTGGAAACGCACGGCCGCATAACAAATATGCAATGCCACGACATTTTCGGAATCAGACATTGTCCGTCTGTTATTCGTGATTTAAGAAAACGTTTCAAAGAACAAAATAGCGAATACGAAATTGTAAACGAAAGCAAAAAGGGCTGCAACAGATTCGGGGAACCAGTAAGGTGGGACGATTATGTTTTGGTGAGGAAAGATAAATGAAAACACCAAAAAAGATAATGAATGAAGAAATAAAAAAATACCCTATATTTGTTTTGAACCCTTTTGGCAAACTGATTCAAACACATTCAATACAAAGTACGGCAGATTACGACCATTCGCAATTTCATTTGCACCACTTTGTTGAATACCAAGAATATGAAAAAGATAAGAGTTGGTACATTGAAAGAGGTATTGAACAAAAACTAATTCTTATGAAAATTAAAACGCACGAACAATTACACTTTATCGCCGTGGAAAATTTATCAGACGAAGACTTTAAAACGAAATATCATATTCCCCGCTGGGACTTGATTTTCAATAGAAAACACAGAAAGGAAGTATAAATGGAAAAAGTTGAATTAACAGAGGAAGAA